TACTAACAAAACAAATTAATAATTAATTTTTAAAAAACATCTTCTTTTTTACTGAAAAATATTGTTAAGCCTAAAACGCAAAGAAATATTCCGGCCCATAAATCCCAAAAAATCAAAAGTTGTCTAACTCCAAAAAACATAAATAACACAAATAAAGTAATTTTAATTCTTTTTTCCATAATATTATAAATTATCGTTTCGCCAACATCTTGCAGAACAAAAGCCGGGTTCATCTATTGGTTTGTCGCAAACGTTGCAAGTAAATTCCTTGTCATCAATCGGGTTATTATCATCAAAGTAACTCATAACTATATTTTATATTTCATTTCGTTTTCTAAATAATACAGTTCGCGTTCTAAATAATCAATAGCCTTTTCCAAGTCCTGAATTTCATTTTCTTTTTTTCCGGCACGACAAACGTATTTTATAACATTGCCTAAATTAAAGTTTAAATCATAATGCTTTATTACGTCTATTAAGTCGTAATCTGTTCCACTTTCGTAATGTTTTGGTGTATTGCTCATAATGTAATTTTAAAGTTATTAAAACGCTTCTTTTTAGCCTTTTAAATAATGTTTGATTTTGTATTTCTTTTAATTGCGCTAAACTATGAATAAAAATTCTTTTTCTTTTATGAATTATATATAATTTTGTTGAATCTTTTTTCATAACGCAAATTTTATTCTATTTCTTTTATAGCTACTTCTGTATTTGCCAACCATTCATCAAAACGATTTTGCCTTGTAACAATTAAATCAATCCGGCCCATATCATTCATAATTTCTTCGCTAATCTTTTCAGAAACTTTTTCTTTAAATCCCTGAACTAAATAATCCAATTGCTTTAAATCTCTTTTAAACGGCGTTCCGAAAATATATTGATTCTTAAAGACTTTGTTTAATAATTCTCTTTGTACCGTAAAATTTTGCGTAATAATTTGACCGTTTAAAGAATGAATTCCGGTTCTATTTAATTTAATAGATAATTCGAATTGAAAATGCGTTGAATTATCCATTTTAAACAACTTTTACGTTACCATTTGCGTAATGCTCGCAGATTATACCCGTTGGCAATATAATTGTCTGAATAGGCTTAATATTAAGTTTTACTAATTTCGCGATAATTTTTCTTTTAATTCCTTTCATCTTGTTTTGTTTTAAATGGGGTTTTTACACCCATTTGTTTTATATTTCAAAGTTTTCTTGTAATTCTTTGATAAGAGTTTTAATCTCTTCTTTATTAAGAGCAATATGAGTAAAGAAATCTCCTTGAGTTTCAATTGTTAATTGGAGATTAAGACCTTCTTCTCCTCCATTGAATCTTGTTAGTGACATTTCAGTAGAATCTATTTTTGAAGTTTTTTGATTCCAAAACTTACCTTTTAATGATTTTAATTCTTTTGACATAATATTTGTTTTAATGGGCCGCCGAAACGGCCCGGTTTGTTTTTATTGCATTGATTTTGGTACAAAGAAATTAGGGTTTGTTTCTCTTAATTGAATTTGAACCTTTTCCAATCCATCAAAACCAATTTTACTAATATTTCTTTGAGCCAACCCCCAAACTCTAATTGATGCTTCTTTTTTTGCTGCTTTTAATAAAATTGTTAATGTTGTCATAATATTTGTTTTTGTTTTGTTGTGCCTTATTGACAATACAAATATATAACGCATTATTGAATTAAAAAAATATTTTCACTTTTATTTTAAATTTTTTTTTCATTTAGTTCTGAAACCCCCGTAAATAAAGGTCAAAAAAAAAGGCCCGAAAATTAATTCAGGCCCTTCAAAATATAAAATTTTAATAATTATGCAGTTTCTAAAGCCGCTTTTGCAACTGTAAAAGTTCCATTTACAAACGCATTTGGTAAATAGTTTGTTAATGCTACTCTTTCAGATACTCTAACTGTTACGAATCCATCTCTTACGTTTGTTCCATCCTCTCTAAAGAATTCAACATTTACGCCATCACGAACCCAAAGTTGTGTTCCAACTGCGAAGTTTCCGATTAAGAATGTACCCGCAGCGATTGCAGTATTTAAAACAACTTTAACACCCATAAATGAAGGTTGTAAACCACCATAAACTTGGTCTTTAATATAATTGTTTGTAGTATCTTTTAACAATAAGATTTTATGAAAATCACTTGGATTTAATAAAATAGTATCAGCGTTATAGTTTGCTAAAGCTAATTGATTTAATGATGCAACAATTACATCAAATTCATTAGCGCTTTCAACTGTTCCCGCAAAAGAACCCGCAGCAAAATCAGCAGCATCACCGATAATTCCACTTAATTGAGCACCCGTACCCGCACCACTTAAGATTTGAGTATCTTCAACTTCTAATAATTTTTCCGGCGCACGCGCTGAAAGGTAAGAAGTTAATTGAGGCGTATCAGCCAACATTTCTTCAGAAATTCTGAAGTAAGTTCCGATTTTTCTCACGTTTGCATCACTTGCAGTCATATCGAAATCAGATTGTGTCAATGTAACACCTTCAGCCGTTGCAGCCGCACCGTTTGAATATCCTGATTCTTTTACAAATCTTACAACATCGCTTTGAGTTGAACCCATTGCTAAAAGTTGTCTAATATGAACCGGTCTTGTTGGGTCAAATTTATATCCCGCTACTCTGTCAGCCGGTATAACTTCACCGGTAAAATCAGCACCAACAGTCATATCAGCTTTGATTTCAAAAGATGCACTTCTTGAATTTCCTTTTGATATTCCTTCGATTGCACCGTTTTCAATTGCTTCATTTAAAGCGCCTTTAAAAGACATTCTTTTTGAAGCGCTGAAATGTTTCTTGTTTGAAACTTCCATTGCGTCAATACGCTCATTGAATTTGTTAGTGATTTCAGTAATTTCACCTTTTACAATCTCGTTTGCTTTTAAAACATCTTCAGTTTGTAATTTGTTTGATTTTTCGATTTTAGAATCAATTGCATTGTTCAATTGGTCTAATTGGTTTTTTAAATTTTCGTCCATTTTTAGTTTTTTAACGAGTTAATTAAATATTTATACACTTCAGAATCATTGTTTTTTACTTCAATATTCGGCAAAGTGATTTTATCAACCGGCTTTGTGAATTCAATAAATAATGATTTCAATTTTAAAATTTCCGCTTCAATGGCAAAACCCATATCATCCGAAATTTGTCCTTTTTTTAATAATTTTGCTAAATTATCGTAGCGCTTTGAAAGTTTATCCAAATCCACGTTTCCTTTAACATCTAATATTTTTGCTTGGTCGTTTGCTGCTAATGTAACCGCGCTAATTTCATAAAGTTTAACTTCATTTATTTCGCGATAATCGCCGCGGTCTTTGCCTTGGATTGGTAAAATTCCAACACTATTTTCAGTAATTACGCCGGATTTCATTAATTCCACAACGTCTTTTCCTAATTGAGTTTTAGCAATTTGCGCAACAAACACCAAACCTTTGTCATCTTCATACAATTCGAGCATTTTCCCGATTGGTTGGTTCATATCGTGCTGATATAAGTACTTAACACGTTCACCGTTTTCGGCTATTGTTTTTTTATAAGCGCCTTTAGTTATAATATCATTATCGGAATCTTTGTTTCCAAAGATACTTCCGTAACCTTTAATAATTCCGGCGTTTTCATCCGCATCAATTAGTTCATTGATTGGGGCCGCTTTGTAAAGAATTTGATTCATAAAAAAAATTTTTGTAAATATACGAATTTTTAAATTTTAAATTTTATATTTGTTTTTTTAAAAACACACAATTAGCTCAGGGGCTTAGAGCATAATGACGTAAAACATCTGTTAGGGCATCGGTTCGAATCCGATATTGTGTAAAAATAATTCAGTTGCGTATTAATTACGTGCTATAATCTAATTAAGAGTTTTAGACAACTGTTTTATTTTTTTTAAAAAAATTTATATTTCTTCAAATACTATATTATTGCCTTGATTTGGTAATTGTTTACTATGGTTATTAGTACCAAATAAAAAAATTTCATCAGGTATGCCCTTGGTAAATGCTTCGCATTCGTTTCCTAAAATATGATGCTTACACATCAAACATAAATTTGTTATCATATTGCGCCTATTATTTTTAAAGTATCTTCAAACGCCTTTATAAAACCGTTTGGAATGTTTGTCTTTGTTTGTATTGCTGCGCCTACTTCGGCCCATAATTCGCCAATCGTACTTCCGCCATATTCAGAAACTTGGTACCATTCATTTCGTACTATATTATTTTTTATTAATTGCTCACTAAAAACATTTCGCGCCCCATAAGTATAATCCACAATGTGAAAAGACTCGTGTGCGGTTGTAGTATATAGCGACCTTTCACCTTCAATAGTCCATCTTTTAGTACTTTTTAACTTTTGTATTTTATCTCTATAATACGCCGATCTTTCTGCATTTAAATCCGGGCGGCTTAATATTTCTTCCCATTGCTTCAATCTATATTCTTTATTTCTTAAAAATATTTCGGCATTCTTTTTACTTAATTTATCAGCCGATTTTGAATAAGTTTTTTGCAATCTTAAATATTGCGGATTGCTTGGAACTCCATTTTCTAATCTATAACCCGCAACACCCCAACTTCCGCTCCTTTCAGTTTGAAATCCAATATCATTTTTAACTTTAGATTTATATTTTCCTAAAACATCTTCTAAAGCATTTAAAATTTCATTTTGTTTTTTTAATGTAAGGCCTTCAAAATTTACACTATTAGCAAACTTTAACATTCGTTCCTCGGCTTCTTGTAAAGTTTTAGCCGGAATAAATGCAGTATTTTCACCCGCACCAACCAACGTTGAACTAATAGCCGAAACAACATCAGTCAAACCAAACCCGGTTGAAGCTGCGCCACCTATTCCAAAATTTATATCTGTTATTTCGCTAACCGCTTGCGCTCCTTTTACCGGAAATGGTGCAACACTACACCGACAATTAACAACTTCGGAAGCCGGCCCGCTTGGGTCGCCCGGATACATCATTAAAGAACCGCCAACCATAAACGCATTATTATACGGTATTGGTTCACTTGCACCCGCTTCGGAATGCGTGCTTCGCGTTCTGTCGTCAAACGATGCAATCCATTCTTTTTTCATTTGTGCGCCCGGAAATATAGTTGTAGCGGATTCCATTGTTGCAAAATTAGCGGCGTTGGTTGCTTCCGTTCGAACTAAACGTTCCGATTGATATTGTGAATATCTATTGAATTGGCTTTTTAAAATACGTCCTTTTTCTGTATTTCCTAAAGTCATAAATTCAGGGTCGCGCATTAAATTTTGCGTTACTTTAATAAGTGTTTGTTTTGCAGTTCCCGAAACTAAAGTTAC